ATACTTTCGTATCTGATGGAACGGGTGGGATTGATGTTAGAACCACTTGTTCCAATGGTCAAGCCGTAACTATAGATAACATATCCCTCAAAGAAGTCGGTGTAGCATCAGGCTGGACAGACGCAGACCAACAATTACATATACCGCAAACGGCTTTGCAATCGTATAATGAGTCGTTATGGTGTACTGCGTCTGGGGGAACTAACGCTATAGTAGAAGTTGCAGATAATTCTAATTTAGATGTTGATGCTTTAGATTTTTCAATATCTTGTTGGATATACCCTATAACTGAAAGTGATTATCTTCCTATATTTAGAAAAGGTGGAGCTGGTGTTGAAGGTTATTCTCTAGTTGTTAATACTAGTAATTATATAGCTTTAAATCTTAATGATGGTGCTAGTGACAATGGTTATACTAATTTAACTGACGCTGTAGTTCCTAGTGGAAAATGGAGTCATGTTGTTGTTACTTGTGACAGAAGTTCTAGCACAGGTGTTAAGTGTTATTTGAATGGAGTATTGCAGACTGCAACCGCTAACCCTACTGGAGAAAACGAAGATATTGGAAATTCATCTGGCGTAGTGTTACTTGGGTGGTCTACTAGTGATGCTGATAGTTTTAGTGGTACAGGTACTGAATTTATGTTATTTAAAGATAGTATTTTATCAAGTTCAGAAGTGCTTGAATTGTATAATGATGGTAAAGCTTTGGATGGTACCACTCATTCATTGTTTTCCACTAAATGTACTGCATATTATAGAAATAACGGTTTAAGCTCTTGGCCTAACTTAGCTACCGTAGCTGATTCAGGCGCAACTAGTACCGCTGCTGCTGCTGGAGCGGTAAGTGCTGGTGGAACCGAAACAATCCTAATCCCACAAGGCGTAGATTCTACGCGAGATGCGCAAGGATTTATAATGAATAAGCAGAAAGATACGAGTAGTTTGAATTTTACCAACGGTAGTGATAGCCCACATGTAGATTTGGGTAGTATTACCACTATAGCTGACGACGAGGCTTTTAGTTTTGTTGTATGGTTAAAACCCGATGATTTAGCTGCTAATAATTTTATAGGGAGAGGATCAAGCTTGGATTGGGCGAGAATACACGATTCAAATACTATTAAATTTAGAGCTGACAATACAACGGTGGTTTTTAGTACTTCAACTTTAGTTGCTAAAGAATGGGTACACGTTGCTATTGTTAGGAAAGCATCAAACGATTTAGTTTCAGTTTATATCAATGGTGCTGCGGGGGTAGATACAGAGACTTTAAATGAACCGTTTGATTATAGGTATTTAGGATCTGGTGATACTGCAAATGATAATTTTAGAGGAGCTATAGATGGGTTTTTAATATACGAAGATGAGTTATCTGCCGCAGAAGTATTAAGAAATTATAACGCAACAAAAGGTAATCACAGAAATTAAAAAATAAAAAATGGCACATTACGAATTATATGTATGTTTAACGAAAGCAACTTACGAATCTGCAGTACCTAGTGTATTACAACCTAAACTTGGTTGGAATAACTATACGTATACAGAGGTAGAAAGAACAGGTACAAGAATGGTTAATAAATACGATTACTTTCCATCAGAGGATAATACTGTAGCTGAGATTAAAGCTTATATGGACGATGCGAGCGTAGATTACGCTTCAGGTGATACGAAAGCTGAATTACTTGAAAAGCTTTATGCGTCATCGCACGATACTCCACAAGTAGAAGAATCATATACTTACACGGATCGAGAGATAGACACAACAACAGCTTATACTCCAACGTGGAAAGAGGCGGCTTTTAAAGGTAACTTAGGCGCACCAAGAACAAGTCTAGACGGTAACTTAATAGTAATTAAAGGCGAATTTAGCTTAAGAACTGGTGAGTTATCTGCAATAATAGATCTTGGTAGCGGAATGGCTTACCCAAATAACTCTGTATTAACAAAAACTGAAGCACAAGCTTTAGTATCAGGTGAACTATTCACCGAATAACAATTAAATTAAATTAAATCATGGCAAAAAAAACAAACGCAAAAATCAAAGAACTCAAAGGCATCAAACCTGAGAAAATTACTACTGAGCAGTTGGAGAAAGTTCAAGATACAGTAAACAATTTAAATAGATCACAACTAGAAATTGGCTCAATAGAATTAAAGAAGCACGAAATGATGCATCAAATTGCTGGACTTAGAGACGAACTAACTTTATTACAAGGTGAGTTTGAGAAGGAGTACGGTACTTTTGATATTAATATCCAAGATGGCACAATAAACTACGGGGACGATGTCAAAGCTGATTCGTAAAATAAGTATCGGTAAAGATTACAAAAATGACGCTATGCACTATGCCGTGGGGCAAGAAGTGTATGGTGGTCATACTATATGTGATATTATAGAAGAAGACGATAAGTTTTCTGTTTATATCAAAAAAAATAAAGATGTTTTGCCTTGGAAAGATTTTAACAAGAACATGGCTGTGTCTGTAGAATATAATCTACAATACTAATGAGGAGTGTTTACAACTTTGTTGTAAAGCCAAAAGGAGAAAGATATAACAATACTAAGAAACTAGACGGTGGAGAGTTAATCCTTAATACAGAGATATTCAATCATCAGTATGTTAATAGAGAAGCAGAGGTTATATCAACACCCATTATTGGTGATACAGATATAAAACCAGGAGATACAGTTGTAGTACATCACAATGTATTTCGTAGATGGCATAACGTAAAAGGTGTTGAAAAGAACAGTAGAGCTTATTTCGATAAAAACACTTACTTTATAAACGACGATCAAATCTTTTTATATAAAAGATATGACAAGTGGATAGCTCCAAAAGGATATTGTTTTGTAATACCTTTAAAAGCTACAGATCAGTTTAACACTGAATCTGAAAAACCTTTACAAGGTATTGTCAAATATTCTGATGGTACAGTTGAGGTTGGAGATCTAGTTGGTTTTAGACCAAGTAGTGAATATGAGTTTGTCGTTGATGGCGAGAGACTATTTCGAGTTTTATCTAATTTTATTACAATCAAATATGAACATCAAGGAAACGAAGAAACGTATAATCCAAGCTGGGCACAAAGCGGTTGAAGAACTTATTAAAGTAGGTGAGGAAGCTATTGTCACTGACTCTGAAGATGATCTAACAGCTGATAAGTTAAAGAATGCCGCGGCTTCTAAAAAACTAGCTATATTTGACGCATTTGAGATACTTAACAGAATTGAAGAAGAAGAAAACTTGCTTGAGGGTAAAACACCTGAAGAGGCAAAGGAAAAAACTTTTAAAGGATTCGCAGAAAGTAGATCTAAGTAATGTACGAGCAAAGTTTAGTTAAGACAGTTGAGCCTGTTAAGAAAACAACGATTAGTCGCTTTAACAAAGGTAAGAAGTGGAAATACGGTTACGATAAAGAACACGATATTATAGTGTTGTCTCATAGTGGGCAAATAGGTGAGATAATAGAAATACAAGGACTAGTTATTGCGCTACCAAAAGCTCCTAAAGAAATATACAAAGATCCGAAGAACAAATGGGTGAAATTCGAGTATCCCAAGGAGTTGCAAAGAATTAAAAATATATTCGATTGGAGAAATTATCCGGAAAGCAGTAAAGAAAAATGGTACGATTATATAGACGAGGAGTTTAGAAGAAGAGAGGAAGGATTCTGGTTCACGAATAATGGTAAACCAACCTGGATAACAGGTACGCAATACATGTACTTGCAGTGGAGTAAAATTGACGTGGGTGCTCCAGATTTTAGAGAGGCAAACAGATTGTTTTATATATTCTGGGAAGCTTGTAAAGCAGACAAAAGATGTTACGGAATGTGCTACCTTAAAAATAGACGTTCTGGATTTTCTTTCATGTCATCAGCGGAAACGGTTAATTTAGCCACTCTTGCAAGTGATAGTAGATTTGGTATATTATCTAAAACTGGATCAGATGCAAAGAAGATGTTTACGGACAAAGTGGTTCCTATATCAATTAATTATCCATTCTTTTTTAAACCTGTCCAAGATGGTATGGACCGTCCTAAATCTGAACTTGCTTATAGAGTACCTGCTAGTAAGTTTACAAGAAAGAAAATGTCAGCTACAGATGGTTTGGAAGAAATCGAAGGCTTGGACACGACTATTGATTGGAAAAACACTGGAGACAATAGTTATGATGGTGAGAAACTAGCTTTATTAGTTCATGATGAATCTGGTAAATGGGAGAGACCTGATAATATTTTAAATAACTGGAGGGTTACAAAAACATGTTTACGATTAGGTAGTAGGATTATTGGTAAATGTATGATGGGTAGTACTTCAAACGCATTAGATAAGGGTGGAGAAAACTTTAAAAAACTATACAATGCCTCAGATGTCACGAGAAGAAATAGAAACGGTCAGACAAAGTCTGGCTTATACTCTCTTTTTATCCCAATGGAATGGAACTATGAAGGATTTATTGACGAGTATGGAATTCCAGTATTTACTACTCCTGATATCGACAGACTTACACCAGACGGTGAATTAATAGATGTAGGTGTAATAGATAACTGGCAAAACGAAGTTGATGGTTTAA